TATCAAAAAGACCCTTAGAGGTCATGCCTTCTGCGGCTAAGATACCGGAGAGGGGGCTTTCTTCCTCTTTAAATACTTCCCATACACGAGGAAGCACGTCCGGGTTAGTAATGGCTGCGTTGATAAGAGAATACGAGCTAATACTTTCTCCCGAGACTTCGCTTGGTGTTCCTGGTAATAATCTCATTTTTTATAGTATAAAATGATTTTCAATTAAACATAATCCTCCGGCTTCGGCTGGCTTATCTGCTTGCTGTTACCGCGCTGTGTACTTGGATTAACTTTTGTCTTGGATAAGATTTCTGCTTTGAAATTCTCTTTGAAATCAGACAACCATGAATTTATCCCATTCTTCTCGTTAGTTGCTTTCCACATTAAATATAACGAGCTGTACAAATTCTTGTCGTCTGAGAAAAAGTCCGTAAACCTGGGCTTACCTGTTTCAGGATTTATTGCCGCTAATTGTTTAAAGACTTCCTTGAATTCCGCTGCATCTTCTTGTGTATGGGGAATACCCCCTATATTTGATTCCTTGCTCATGATAACGGCCACGTCTTCCACGTTTTTAAATATCGCATCATTTGCAATTTGAATTCTCTTTTGAATTACTTCAGGAGATGTTGTGCTTTTTGTTAAGTTCTCCTTCATTTTTGTTTTGAGGCTTTCAGCAACTTCGTCAAGCTCTATACGGTCCATCTTTGATAACCGAGTATCGATATCCGCATCAGTCCACCCTTCCGGATTTGCTTCTGTTTTACCGTTACGCTTTTTGTATAGAGTTCTTAAAAAGTCTTTTGAGGGCATTGTCAATAACGCGTTCTCCTCATTATAACTCGAGATGAATTTATCACGATCAAATCCCTCTTGCTTGCTTGCTTCAAGATACTTACTTAAAAAAGGATCACTTGAAGATCCATGTTCAAGTATTTTTGTTTGCATGTAATCAATTACTTTTTCTGGCGCTACTCCTTCGGCTTCGAGTTCTTTTGGGATATCCAATTCGATTCCGGATAATTTAAATCTATCCCTCATCGTTTTCAAATATGGATTCTCAAATGCAGGTGGCTGAGGATCTCCTCCTCCTTCAGCTGGTGGAGCTGGTGGATCACCTGGCGGAGGATCTCCTGCTGGAGGATCTGCTGGTGGTGTTGCTGGAGGATTATTAGAAGGCCCAACAGGAACTTCTATATCAGCTAATGCTGCGGCAATTCGATCTACTGGTACTCTTTCCATCTTTTTCTTATTTAATTTTGAAACAAAAGTAATATTTATTTATATAAAAGCAAATTTTAATCCATAACGTGTTCTTTTGATACTCGTTTAGGATTACTTCCTGTTGCTTTTGCAGACTCCTTGTATTTTGCAATAAGAGCTTGCAACTCCATTTCAAGAGCTCTTAATCGTTCATCCATTTTGTTTGCACGATTATTCTCATTAACAACTCCACTTTCAATAGCAAACTCATTACTGATCCGCTCTGCTTCAAGTCCTGCCTTAACGGTTTCTGTTGCTGCTTTAATAGCCAGTTCTCTCTTCTTCAATTCAATCTCATAGGACTTCATTTGGATGTCTGCTTTGAGCTTTGCTTCAACGAGGCGAGAATCAATTGACTTCATCTGTTCGTCAAAAGCTTGTTGCATCTGAAGGGTTTTTCTTTTAGCCTCTTCTGCTGCTCCGGCCGTTGCTTGTGCATTTAACTGTTGGATCTCCTCTTGTCTCTTGGCTTGTTCAATAATAGCTTTTTCCAATTCTTTCAAATTGTCATAGCTTATTATCTGTGCTGTAAATCCAATTGGAAGTGCTCCCTGAGCTCCTTTATTCCATGCAAACTGTTTAAGCTCTTTAAGTCTTTGTACGTCCTCCTGAGTGGCTTCTAAATGAACTTCTGCTCTCAGTTCTTTTATGAAAGAAGGTATTTTCCATAGAGTTGTGACTTCATCGGGCAACTCTATAATATCACCGGGTTGATAGATGTATTGAGCGGATATATTAAACGCCAATCCTAAAGCTTGTTTTTCCACCTCGTCGTGTTCCTCGTATAGAATCTCTGTAACAAGCATTGACTGCTCATTGCTTCGTTCAAATGTTCCTACCTGATCTGTAGGGGTAACAACTCCCATTCGCTGAGGAGGGACACCCATTATCAACCCTATCTGATTATCCAATCCCTGAAGGATCAATTCAAAATACTGAATGCTTCCCGGAAGAGATTGATCGACTCTCTGAAATTGGTTAAAAGAAGTTTTCTTTGGCGCTCCTGTTTCGGTAAGAGTCTCTATCAAATACCGGCCTTGTTTCATTTGGTAATACCAATCATTGTCACTCATCCCGGAAGGCTTTTGAGACATATCGAAAACAACACCGCTAGCGCCCGCCATAGCGAACGTGAGCTCCCTGAAGTAGGAAACTATCCAGTACTGCTTTTGAAGCTCTCTCGTGGACCAGAACATCGAATAGGGGTATTCTCCGACGCCTGAATATGTTTTACCTACAATTGGAAGCGGAACATATTTAAAATTATCAAAAGGTCTTGGCTGTATCGGGTCAACTTCAGATTTCATTAAAACATCTCCAATAACAACACCTTTATATCTGACATCAAAATACCTTCGCTCAAATCTTTCTCCTTTTGCCGGATTGTAAGTATGAACTTCACTTTTAGGATAAGTGATTTCCTCGTTTTCCCGGTTAATGTACATTCTCTTTTTGGGATTGTAATAAAACTCCTCTAAAGAAATAACTGGTTTCCCCTCGACAAACTTCACAAAGCTTTTTCCTTCCTGAAATTTATTCGGAGTAATAATAGCGCTCATTACCTCAGAGACTCTCCACCAAAAATCTTTAACGGTATAGCCATCTTGGATTACTTCATAAGAAGAAGATCCTCCAACGGGGTCGGTCTTTAAAATGGCAACTTGTCCGGCCCCAGAAACAAACATGCCGGCATCAGTTCCTTTTGCTACATAACGGCCTTTTTTTACTCGCTCAAGCTCTCTGTCAGTAAAGTTGTAGGTTTTCTTTATTTGCTCTTTTGTCATTACCGTTTCTCTTCCTATCCACGGTAAGTCCTGTGTCCACTCGATACTCTCTATTGACGGGAAGATAAGGTTTTGTCCTGCCACAACTTCATAAGTGAGCTTATCATCTCCCATTGTGTAGTCGACATAGAAATACTCTCTGCCAGTTACAATTTTGTGTACAAAAGCTGTAACACTATACCGCTGATACTTGACATCTTTTTTTATTCTCTCAAGAAGTTTTGAGGAGTAAAGTTCCATGACATCTTCATATGAGCTTTCGAAATACTCATTGATTTTATCCATGGTCTTATCGTCAATCTTCTTTGCGTTAGATAAAGCATCCTGAGCTTGTTTATACTGACTTATCAGGAATGGAAGGGCATCTCTTAATGCCTGTTGCTTTGCGGCCTGTTCCTCTGTCTGAGGCTGTTGTTGTAGCTGAGAAAGCATCATTTCTTTTTGCTGGTCAAGCATCGCTATTTTACTTACGATATCTTGAATGACTGCATTAACTCTTTTATGACTTATCGACAATAAAGCATAGAAAATCCTCTCCAATTTCTTGTTTACAGATTTCTTATCAATCAGGCTTACCTTATGGCCGGTCTTTCTTTTTGACTGCTGAGAAATAAGAATATTCGACTTTGATCGCTGGATTGGAATCCTTCTTATTTTAGCGGGAAGTTCATTGTCCCCTATTTTTTGCAGATAACTAAATTCGTTTGAGTCTCCCGTATTATTGTATAGAGTCCAACATTCGGCATCTCTTTCTTTTAAATATCCATTCGACGTTTGGTTGTTAAGTTCTGCCAAAATCAGACTGCGACCTTCTTTCGTCTTGGATAAAACATCAAAATCTAAATCTTTCATCTTAATCAAATACTAATTTCATTACCCCGTTAACTGTCTTATATCTTGGCATTGGCCTTCTCTTTACTTGCTTAGAACTACCATAGACCATCATCTCTTTTTCATCTTCCTCGTAAACCGTACACAACGATGTGGCTATTGTAATATCGCAATTATATCTAATGGTTCCGGGCCTATACTTAAATTTTGCCCACGCCTCCAAAAGTACTTCAAAATCACACTTGTCAATATTTTCTTTTGTTTTTAAATAATCAGCATGCATTTTTAACCAATATGGCTTTGTCGATGGGTCAATCCCGAATACGTTTGAGGTCTTTGAATTAATCACCATTTTAGCTGTCACAAACTCAGGCTTCAATTTCAGCATCCATGAACACCCGTTTTTGTCATACCATTCAAAGATAAGCAAGTTTGAATGCTCTATGAGATTGCTTGCTCCATAATACGCTGTCAGAAGTGCTGTGTACTCATAAAAGACTTCGCGACCTCCTACGGATAATTCAGGCCTTTCGAGAAAGCCGGCTACATACTTATTCGCAGAACTGTCACTATTAAGGAATCCTTTTTTTACCCAACACGATCCTTTAGAGCTTGATGAGTAAGCTTCATCCTGGTCATAACTGTCTGTCGCTACTCGATACAGGTTCTTATAAGGGATTCCCTCTGAGTCAAGAATAGGGTGTTCGGCAACCATTAGCCATCCTTTAGGATCAGGAATGAAATAAACTCCTTTTTTCTTATCTTTTCTATCGTTCCACTCGAGTCTTCCTCTTGTGACTATCTGTGCTTCTCTATGCGTTTTTATATAAGCTCTTCGCTCATTGCACCAGTTTGCAACACTTGTACCAAAAAACCCTCCAGAAGAGATAAGGAAAGCATCTGAGGCATATAAAGCATGCTGAGTCGTATGAGTAAACCTGTCGTCAGGTTTCAGCGAAGCCCTTTCCTCGAGAACATCTTTTATGCTTAACTCCCTTAAACTATTGCCATCGTTGTCAATAATCCTAAACATCCACGAAGGAGTAAAGTGTCCAGTCCTTAAAACTTCACTATTGTCGATATCCCATTTATTCCGATATGATAAACATCCGTAATTAGAAGGATTGTAATGAATATTTTCAAGGTCAGCAGCTCCTTCCTCCATGTCCCCCCCGGTATTATGCGTAACAAATCCATTTGCCACATAAGTATGGGTACCACTCGCTTGAATATTAAAAACTTCCTGAACTCCAATAAACTCGACCTTTGAAACTGTCTCGTATCTTAATCCTTTCAGATCTTCCCTCCTGTCGAAATGTTCATCATGCCATATATCATTTTGATTGAAAACGGCATTGTTAATTAATTTCCTTGTCTTAATTTGCTTGTCAACCTGATTAAGTGCCTCATTTTTGTATGAAGATATAAATCCTATGTGTCTATTAAATAACTCGACATCTTTTCTTGTGTTAATATAGAGTCTGTAAACATTATGATTTTCGCTATAGCCTCCTTTTACATGTTCTTTTAAGATATTTCCATGTATCCCGAATTTGTGCATTTGATATTTTACTTGTTCAAGAAGTTCATAAACAACACTCGTCAATACAACTGAAACATTAAATGATCCTGATTTATTTTTCTTTATTTTTACATTTCCGTCTGCCTCATAATATCCGCTTAACAATTCGGCTAAAGACTTTTTGGTATATTCATGAATGTCAGAAGGAAGTCTTTTCCTTTCTTTAGACTGTCCATGCATACCATTCTTCTTAAGCTCTCTTAAAATCTTGGTTATGTAAACTGTTTTGTGATCATAACCTGTTTTTGTTTCCTTATGCCGAACATAGCTGCCAACAGCATAGTTGTCACATAACCATTTATAGAGATCATCAGAGCCGACACTTAAAGTTGGACTAGATTCTTCCGCATAAGAACCGTCGCCAATTAATAACCCATATAATTTAGCATTAGGAACTTCTTTCTCTCCAAAAACATTTATTTCGCTCAAGACGATTAATTGATCATTTACCTTTACGTTTTTAGCCCATTCATATTTAACATTCTTACCTACTTTAGTCTTGTTTTTTGATCGTGTTTTTATCCAGCTATTTTTAGAGATCATGACTGGATGATCATATGAGCATTCTAAAATATTTCCGGATGTTGTAGTTATTCGGTAACACTCTTTTAATGCTGGAAGTTTAATTTTTTCAATATTGCATTTCGCACTAGAAACTCCATCATAACCAATAATTCCGTCACTCGGCAAAATCTCTTCAACATTAACAAGTTCTCCATTTCCCGTCCATACTTTAGTCCCTGCACAACAACATCCAATATAGATTGAGTACCCGGTCTTTACGCCTTCTGCTTTAAGAGAAGCATCAACGAATTGCTTTGCTTCGAGAATAAGCCCTTTCTTGAATTTACCTACCTCCTCATAAATAACCATGTATGGAGTAAACCTTGATAGTGCCTGAGCGTTATCTTTGAATGAGAGAGCCCTTACTTCACTAAGGAAATTATTTGCCCTGAAAAAATCCTCTTTACTTTTTGACCGTTCCT